CCCTAGCCGCATCCCTAGCCGCAGCCCTATCCGCATCCCTATCCGCATCCCAAGCCGCATACCAAGCCGCATCCCTAGCCGCAGCCAGTTCTTCGTCTGTCGCCTTGCCTACGGCGTACCGTTCGGCAATGACAACGGCATTCCGTGCCCGCTCATCGGTCAACAGGTCCCACACCTTTCGGCCATCAGCCAACGGCGTACGGCGTACGAAGTCACAAGCAAGCAACCGCAACTTCGACTGGTCACACGGCACTCGTTCGAGTATCCACAGCATCCACTCAGGGCGTTGGCATTCGTTCCATGTGGCTACGAAGTCACGGTTGCCCTTCCACGTGAGGGCCTCGCCGCAAGCTTCGTGACGTGTCAGAAATTCATTGAATGTCATCACTTTTCTCCTCGCCATCTATCGGGTGGCGTCCGCGCATTGTCGATGGTCATGCGTACCGTTGTTGTGTGTGTGTGAAAACGTGTGGTTAATTTGGCTTAATGCGTGCTACGATTGCAGCAACAATTTCTTCGGCTGTGTTTTGCGAGTTGAACTGTAACCCCTTCGTTGTCGAGTTGAACTTTCCATCGGTGAAATCAACATCGCAAATAACCACGTCCAAGTCGACTCGGCCGTTTTTGTCTGGGTTCCCCGAGTGGTCAGCAACGCGGATAATAGCACCATCCGCGGTGGTGAAATATTTGTAGCTACTTGGCTTGCCGTATAACCGCTCCAGTCTATCTAGTACGTCTTCGCGTAGATCGGCGCTTTTTGCGTTGACGGCAGGGACTGTACGGGTTTCGATGATGGTTTTTTCTTCCGTTTCTGAGTCGAAACAGTCAATGGAGACCTCTACAGGTACGTTTTGCGTATTGCGGTAGTGTTGGTAGTCCCACATAACCGAGCTAAGGCTTTCGGTTTCGGTAACTTCTACGGGCTCGAGGTCAACAAGTAATGTGTAGGTTTTCATCTCTTTTCTCCTCGCCATCTATTGGGTTGTTGTTTGTAAAAGCATTTTCTTAACACATGCAACTTAACACAATTATTACAAATTGGTACACTTGTAATACAAAAGCAGTAGAAATACTTAAAAGCTCCCAAGCTATTGCATGAGAGCGAATTTATTTGTATAGGCGGGTTACGTTACCTGCGCTAACTCAACGAAGACGTTCAGCGCGATCGCAGCGGTGCTGTTCGCATATGCAGATGGGGATGCATTCGAGTACAGCAGCACTGCGTACAAATCGGTGCTACTGGCAGATTGTGCCGTTTGGTACCAAAGGCCCTCACCACCATTTATCGTTGGCACGGCTTCCCATTCGGTGGAGCTAACGCGCTTGTAATCAGCTGCAACGACATCGATAATCCCCACGCGGTTCGTGGGACTGGGTTCGTACACCGCGCCACCTGTCGGCACGGTCGTCCCAGATACCGAATACAAGACAATCCGTATGTCTTGCTTCTTGATGTTGGCAGCAGAACTCGCAGTCTCACGTAGCACCAGCTGCCGTATCACTGCTGATTGCAACGAGAACTCAGCAACAAGCGGCAGTGTTAGCACCTCAGAGGCGACGGGCCACCATTGCGTGGGGGCGCTCTGTTCCAGCTGTGCTGTGGTGGAAACAAATCCAGACGTGCGAACGTCTTTTGCAATCGGGGTGTTGGGTTGGCAACTCATAGCTTAAATCCAGATATATCCTTTGCCGTCATCGGCTGGTTGAATAGCGTTTTGATCGCACCGTTGCAAGGCACCCCACACGTGCCCTTGTATCGAGCCGGGGTGCGTGAATATGTCGAATCCTGGCGGCGCGGCTTGCATGGTAAGTAGTCTAACATCGAAAACATCACCATGGTTCATAGGTATTGGCAGCACCCCCGACAACCGGCAGTCTCTCATGTCGGCGCCGTCACCTGTGATGTCGACGTCCACTTCATCGACAGTGCGATATAGACTCCCGTTTTTCCAGAACTGAAGCGCACAAGCCCGCACCTGTTGCTGCGCTGCGAAGTTGATCCTGATATGGCAACCGTATAGCCATACACCTACATCGCCTTTTGGCGGCTGGTGTCTCCATTGCCCCGCATTGTCATAGCGCGCGCCCTGAGCACGTAGCACCTCGTGGGCAAAGGCAATGCGTCCCGATTGCGGAAAGTTTAAAACAATCGTTGAAGCAATGTCCCAATGGAACGTTTGCCCGAACGTCGAGGCGTGATGTTTCGCGCGCCGCTCCGCCTCCCAAATCAGGGCTCCCGTTGCGGTGTGCTCCGAGGCATATTTATTGAAAGTAACGTTGTTTACTACTTGGATAGTCTGTATCACCTGACTTTGGTACGATACAACGCCGCTACCACGGTTATCGCGTCCAGAGCTTGGGAATGCTAGTGCATCGGGCAGCACGCGGCGCGTGCCAACGGGATCGCTGATAGGCATGTTACGAAGCCCCCACTAACATTAATTTCATCTTACACGTTCCAGCGACGATGTCTATCGATACGGCAGTAACGAACGCCTCTCCCCACCCCAACTCAGATAGTTCAGTGCACAGGTCGCCGCTTAAAATCATGCGCTCACCAAGGGCGCTAAGGTTAGCGCGGCTTGCAAGGTAGTCCAGGCGCCACGTGATAGCCACGCCTGCCGACTTGCTACGTCCTAACGTCTCCACAAGGAAAGCCGTATGCGCATTGGGAAGGCCTGTCAAGCTTTGCACCTCCTTTACCCACAGCGCATAAGCCTCTTTCATGGCTGCAGTAACCAATGCAGGCGGCTCCGAGCTTATCGTGTCATCAACTTCTACGTAGTCTGTTGCCGTGTAGTAGATGCGCACTTTCTCGTGGCACCGTTGTGGTACACTGCTTGCGAAGCTGCAAACTAGGTTCGTTTCCAAAAGGCCGTTGCTAACGGCATCAACGTACCATTTGCCTAATCCATTATCATCCTTCGAATTACGGACGTCAGGCAATACAGAAGGTAGGTTGTTCAGCTGCTCGCAACGGATCGTAAAGCTGCGGTCCGTGCGCACAACGCCTGTGTTGACTTCGTAATCTGTAAGGTTGCCATTACCTGCATACGTAACGCGTACCTCAGCACGACCGATGCTTACGGGGTCGATTTCTGTTATCTCGCTAAAATCGAGGGCGTCATCAGTTGAGGCGTAGATACTTGTGACGTCATCAAAGATTGGCAGCGCGCGTTGTGTGACCTCTAGGTACGGGTTGCCGCCGCCCGCGTTGGCAGAGACCACATACGAAACCTTAGCGCACGAAACTTCAACGATATCACGTAGCCAGTCCCATGCGCTGCTATATGAAGCAATGGAAAATTTATCACGTGGTGAGAGCCTACCACCTACGACCTCGCCTGAGGGCGTGAATACGCGCGAAATAAGGCATAGCGAGTCCTCATTTAGCATGCTCCCCACGGCACGTGGTGACGTGTCCGCTGCTGCACTGAAAAAACGAATAACGTTGGTGGCGATACTTGCATAACCTGACAGCGAATCCCACCATGCCGCGGGCAAAGCTACGGCACGCCTGTTGACTGCATCGGCAACGGCAGCGCCCATAGCCTCAGTAATCGCCTGCCAGAAATAAGCCCACGTCATCAGTTCAAAACCCGATGTGAATTTGGTGTGCTCGTAGCGCGCGCTTTGATAAGCATCGCTACGATCTACGCTGCCGTGATTTACTTCCCAAAGAACGGGCTGCTTCGCAGTGCCAAAGTAAGACGCGGTGCCGTCTATCAGCTGCTGCCCCGTCATTGCTGCCATCGTGCCATGAACGATGTCTACCAATTCAACAGAAAAACCCAAGCCGTATTCTTCAGATGTCCACTTGCCACCGCCAAGCTGCGGTTGGACGCCTGCGAACTCAAGTGTATACGTGACGCCCGCAGTGCCACGATCTGAATACAACAAAAAGACATTGCGCCCCGTACCGTTGGTGCGTGCACGCAAGTACGTTTTCAGCTCACTACGCAAGACTTCCCACGCAAGGGTGAAACCCCACCGCTGCGGTTCACACAAGCCTAGTGGCACGTCTTTAAACGATCCCTCGATAGTGTCGACAGCACGCAAGGGGTAATCCGATGGGTTCACTGTGAACGTCCGCACATCGGCATCACTCAAATTCGCATCGTACGGGATGATGTCGAGACGGTAACGCCACGCATGCAACTCAGCTTCCCATGAATGCCGGAAAATCATGATAGACTACGCACCCCAAAAGTGAGAACGAGCGACCGCGTGCCAGTGGAAAGGTTAGGGGTCTCTGCCCATGCTTGCAAATACACGGGATGAACCTTTGCCGTGTCGCTAGGGTAGGCACGCGTGCCACCAACGATAGAAAGCCAGTAGTACCGTGATGGTACTGTAACAAAAGCAGCTATTGTATCGATGTCTGTGAGGTCTGGCTCCGTTGCGTGGTCGTTGTACAGGTGCGGATATACCAGCAGCTCAAAAACTCTTCGCCGTGGGACCTTCGTATTCGGCACGTTGCCAGCTACGTCTTTAATCTCTTGCGGCGCTAAACTCCATGTCCCTTGCGGTGCTACGATTGGCACCACTTGCGACGTGTAGCCCGTGTAACCTTGCACGGTAGTTAGTGCAACCTCTGTATATGGCGATGACGTTGGGTCGGCACTGGCACGGTGTATCGTTGCTTGCCATAGCGGGTTACCACTCATGCTCTTGCCCCCCGCCACGCACGTGCATTCAACAAGCGAGCTACGCTGTCTTTGTCGGCAGTGACCTCGACAGCCGTCACACTGTGTTGGATTCTTGCCATATCGTCTAATCGTGTACGCATGCGATGCATCTCCCCCCGAATATCGGTAAGCACCGACAAAGCTAGGCTGTCCGTTGATGTTGCGGCGGACGTGCCCGCGTTGCCAGCTACGACCGCTGTTTGCGCCCCCTCTATGCGGGCTGCTTCTAACATCCCCTTGAGGGCTGGAAACTCACCTAACGGCTTGCGTGCGTGCAAATGTTCGAATAATTTACGATGCTCACGTGTAACCTCTTGCGTGTGCACAAACTCACCTTTGTGTACCACGCCCGCGGCTTCATACTTGCCGCCCGCACCCGTGTAACCTCCCTCAGCAAACGACGCAAGGGCGCTGTTGAGTAGCGACTTTACCAGTTGCGTTGCAGCTAACGCCGCTGGCAAGGCAAGCGGCCCGAGGAACGAAAGGAACGACGCGACAATAGGACCTGCGTACGCATCAATCAAAGCGCCAAGCTGCTGTCCTACGATGTCTTTTATCGCGCCACTCGCATCTTCAGCCGTCGTTATCGCTGTTAGCAGTGCAGCACCTGTGTTGACGGCAACCTGTTCTAGTGCCTGACTCTGCTGATTTACGATTTGGTCGTTAAGTGCGCTGATCTCTTCAGCGCGTTGCTCTTCAGTACCTGTGTAGTTATCACGTAAGGCCTGTTGCTCTGCTAGTAAAGCCTGAATTTTTGCATTGCTTTGTTCAACGATGGTAGACTGCGCATCTGCAACGGCTTGTAGCGCACCACCGATAGAATGCCCCACGATACCAATGAAGGATGAAGCTTGTTCTTCGAGTCCCGCGAGCTGCTGTTGTGCCTCTTGATACGAAAGGTTACCTCTTTCGAACTCCTCACGTATTCGCACAGCATCCTCGGCGATGTGTGACGTCGACTCAGCGGCTTCCTTCAGTGCTGCGACGTCGGGCACGCCGCTCGCCATCGCCTGCGCTATGCGTAGTGCTGTATTTTCTAAGCTCTCCGCTGGCTTGCGTGCCCTGTCTATGGCGCCTGCGAAGTTGCTCTCGATCTGCTTGCGTTGCTCTTCTGTTAGCGCCGTGTTTTGCAGGAGCAAGTCACGTTGTTTCTCAAGCTCACGCACTTGTTGTTCTATGCCTTTTAGCGTAGCACTCTGCAACTGGGCAGCGGCTTGATCTTTAAAAGCGTCTTTGACCTCAAGCGCTGCATCGACACCTGCTTGTGCAGCTTTTTCGTAGACTAATTTTACGCGCGCTGCAAACTCATCGCCACTGTCCCCAGGTGTTGCAAGCAACTCGTTTAGCATATCGGTGCGTAGCTTGTCTATTGCGGCTTTGGCTTCATCGGCACCGAGCAACCCTTTAGAAACTTTGAATTGAATTTCTTCAACCCCACGTGCATAGGCTGGGATAGACTCCACAAGCGCCCGCGCCTCGGCATCAGCTTGCGCGCTGATCGCCTTTAGCCGTTCATCCGTTGCCTTCGCTGCTTGCTCAGCACTTACGTTGAAGGCTGCGAGCTGCCTATCGGCTTGTGTGATAGCAAACTCAGTGAATGCCTGAAGGGCTTCACGCTTTTTCGCTTCCGTGTCGATAAGGGCAGCAAGCTCTTGCGTGTTGCGTTGTGCTGCCAGCACTGCTAGGTCACGCGTTTGCTGCAACACAAGCCGCTTTTGCTGTTCCAGCAGCTCTACTAATGCGGCTTGTGCTTCGGGGCCGCCCGCCCCACCTGCGGCGATGACGGCGCGCTGCTGTTTTATCTGTGCTGCGATGGCTTCCGTTTCGGCGTCCTGTTGGATTTTCAGCAGAGCTTCGGCGCGCTCTTGCTCATTCGCTATTAGGTCGGCTGTCAGCTGTTCCGTTAGCTTCAATGTCTCTGCTGCTGCTGCCTTGCGTTGCGCTGCAACCGCTGCTTGCCTGACGGGATCGATAGCGAACGAAGCGCGGTCTTGTGCTGCCTCAAGCTTTGCCAGCTCCTTGCGTGCTTTCGCTGCGCTGGCAAGGTAGCCACGAGCACCGCCAGCCGCCGCCTGCAAGTAGAGTTGCAAGTTGTTCGAAGCTGCCGTCATCGCATTGGCAAAATCGCTAGCCAGTTGGTTTACATCTTTAGCAGCGCTCTTTGCCGCGTTGGCTGTCTCTTCTAGCTCTTCATTCACCTCTGCTTGTGACGCCGCTAGTTTCTTATTCGATTTAGCTGTGTCTTCACCGCTCTCTTCTACGAGTCCTAACGCACTGCCTACTGCCGTAGCGAAGCCAACGACTGCGTCTTTGACTTCCAACACGAATTTGCCTAACCCTTCAAGCGCTGATCGAACTGGTTCGATGCTCAGCGCCCAATCAGTAAATTTTTTGATGAGCTCCTCGGCGCCTTTCTTCAGGTTTCCTATGAACTCAATAAGTTTTACAATGGCACCAACGACAAGGCGTAATGGGATAGCCACGATCTTAATCGCTACGGCTAATGCCGTTTTGATAATGTTGGAAACGGTTTTTATTACCCCGCTTAGCGTCTCAAAAATCGAACCCGCCTCTTCGCCCTCACCTGATAGGCGGTTGAAAGCTTCAAACAGTGGTTCGAAAACATCACCTAACGTGCGTCCTATTTCTCCTATCGTACTTACCACGATATCAATAGTAGCAACGAATCTGTCAACAACCACGGTAAGGGCGCCGCTAACCAGTTTCTTTATCGTATCAAAGAACTGCGAGGCACCCTTCAACCCATCGCCAGCGAAGGCGTCGCTAATGACTGTCTTGATTTTCTCAAATCCCTTAATCAATGGCGTAACGACAGGGGCGATGACGTTGTTGTAGAAAGCGACGAGCCCTTTTCCGATGTCTGTGAGCACCCCGTCGAAGCTGCGCTGCAACGCATCCAACGGGTCTTGGTTTTCAACAGCACTCGCGATCTCAGCACCCGCCTTGTTCGCTGCGTCTTGCACAGCCTTCACATCGATAGGCGCCGAAAAAATCTTTGAATACAATTCACTGCCTACGTCCTCAGCTATGCTACCACCAAGCAACGTTTGCAGCTGCCCACGCGTTGACTCAACTATCTCACCTTTTGCCGCCGCTTCGTTAATGGCTTGCAAGGACTGTGCTAGAACGTCTTTCGTTTCTAAGACGCCTTGCTCACCGAGCTTCGCAATCTCTTGCAACTGCTTCCCTACGTTGCCACCAACGGCTGCAACTTGCGTAGACAGGTCACCCGATTTAATGCGGTTGTTAATCTCTTTAATTCCATCACCAACTTTAGCAAGGTCTTTGACGCCCCCCGCAGCGGCGCGCTGCAACAGCCCACCAAATTCTTCGGCACTAAGGCCAGCCTCTTTGGCGTTCGGCGTAAACTCGTTAATTGCGTCAAGGTAACCACCGATATCTGCAACGCCCTTTTGCGCGCCGCTGGCCACAAGGTTCAACGCCTGGTCAAAGTCGATGCCGTACTGCTTTATGAGTGGGCTGATCTTACCGATAAGCTCGGGCGTCTCCACACCTATCGACTCGGCAAATTTATTTGCCTTCGCCGTAGCCTCACCGAGGAACTCAGGTGGGACAAGGTCACCAAGTGTCCTGCGCATCTCACCGATAACATTAATGCTATCGGCTACCGACTCACCAACGCCCTTTTGAAAAGCAACCTTCGCTTGTTGCTCCAGGACTTTCATCTCTTCGCTGCTTGCACCCGTTTGCAGCTGCAACTTCTTCAGTGCCTCGGTGGCTTCACGCCCTTTCGACACAAGGCCACCGATGGCAGCGCCGACCACACCTATGGCCGCCCCTACAGCTGCAACCTGCGGGATAGGGATCGCTGATATCAAGCCACCAACGCCCCCCCCCATCGACCCAGCCGCCCCTGATAGTTTTTCGCCGATGCCGCCGAGGGACTTCTCCGCTTGCTCAGCACCTTCAACTTTTAACTCTATAGTTTTTTCACTGGGGAGCGCCTCAAGGGCTTGGTCTACTTTTTTAGTGTCGGCAATAGCGTCGCCACTGTCGCTAGTGACCGTGATTTTTTTATCATCGGGTAACTTACCAGATTCGGTAACGGCTTTCTTCGTAGCGGTTACGAATTGCCCAATGTCTAACGTGAGTTTGTTTTCGTAGACTGCCATTAGCTTCTATCCACGTTATCAGGTTTTGGGACTTTCATGCCTGCCGTCTGCGATGCGTGGTATGCCATCGCCCCCATGCGCTCCGAATACAACGGCTGCTGCATTGACCGCGCACGTTCGACTGCCAGCCATTCGTAATAATCATCCAACTGCATATTCAGAACTTCCGTTACTGGCATGTTCCACCGCGGCGCCAGCTCCTGCGCCTCCGCCAGCGCCTTCGCTGGTGGTGGTAGTAGGTAGTGGTACGTCTTCGGTACCCACGCTTCCGAGCGATCGTCTTTCGCTGGAAACCCCCACTTGTCGCGTCTCTCTATTTTCCACACCCCCCACGTCTCCACTTGCCAGATGCGATGCAGCAGCGCCGCCATACGCCTCGCGAAAGGCGTTGACATAGGCAGCCACCTCCGCGGCGCTGGCGTCCATCCACACATCTGAATTTGGTGTGATGCTTTCCCATTTTTGTGCTAACCACTCAGGCATGCTAGCGGGGTCGGCAGTCATAACGATAAGTTCAATTCCTTTATCAAGTCCAGCCCGTGTTACAGGCCAGTCTTCAGGGGAAAAGTACAAGAGGCGTGCTATCTCTGGCACGGCTGCTAAGTACTTTTGGTAGTCTGCGAGCACGCGCTCCGCAGCTACCTTCATTGCCTGTTCCATGGTAGGGATATTATCACTACCAGCTGCCGTGGCCGCATCGATGATGCGCTGTGCTATACGCATGATTTCCGATTCGTTGTAGCCACCATCAGGACGAAGGTAGTCCAACAGGTCGGGTGCCTTGGTGATGGCTTTCGCCACTCGCTCTTGCCACGTGCTAACGACGTGCGTAGAAAGGAACTCCGTGGAACGTGTATAAGCATCACGCATGAGCACTTCATTGCGACGCGTGACCGCCTTGTGCGTTAAGTCAACCCGCTTGCCTTCAACTGTAATTAACATAATAAAAACGTTTAGTAATGGGGGCCGCACCGTGCAGCCCCCGAACGATTAGCCAACAATCCACTTGCCAAACTTAGCTGTTGCTGATGACAGCGTTTGCGTAGCAGCCGTCACCATGTAGCTAGCAAGTACCGATGACGGGAAAACCAGGTCAGCTGTGATCTCTGTTGCTACCAACGTAACCGGTGGTTTAACATATGTGTTAGCGGAGAAATTCACCGAGCCCGATGATTTCTGTAGCTTGCACAAGCCAAGCCATGACTTTCGTTTGCCGTCGTCTGTACCACCACTTAGCAGCGGGCCACGAACAGCAACGGCAAGGGGCGTGCCCAGGGCAGACGCACCGCTGCGTAGCGTGCCGTCTTCGAACGTCACGTCCTCTGTTGCCTGCACACCATCGGCAGGTGCGTACGTGTCTACGAAGGTATCGTAAGCACCTGACCAGTCGAGCTGATCAAGCGTCCAAGTTGGCACGCCGCCGTCATCTTTTGCGCCGTCAGAGCTTATCTGTTCGGTGCATGTGTAAACAGGTGTCGTTGAGGCGAGCGTTGTTTGTGTTGTTCCGATGGTGACGGAAAACATCTCCGCACGCCGCCCACCACCTACTCCGTAAGAACTCATTTTTTTTGTCCTTTCATTAGTTGAATCCAACCACCCATATCACGCACCAACATATCGCAGTAGGCAAAGTACATAGGGTGATTTTTGTCCATGGTGCTAGTCTGTTTTAGCAACAACCGTGCGTTGCGTTCCAGCTTAGCCGTTAGTTGATCTCTGCCGATAACATATCCGCCGTGAGTAATGGTGATGTCCGTTGCAAGCAGCTTGTATCCAAGCTGTTCCAAGGGATCAGCGATCTGTTCATGGCAGTGACCATACCACCGAACACCCGTACTCTTGCGATACATTCGACATTGTCCAATTGCTTCATATTCACCGCGCCCGTCGGTGCGTTCTCCGAAGTGCTCCGATACCGTGCGCAAGGAAACTTGTTGTGCCATGATGCCACCGTAACCCCCTGGCAGTTCCTCTGCTAGGTTGTAGATGTCTCGGTGTTGCATGGGGTTCATACGTTCGTCGCAGTCGATCCAAAAAACCCAGTCATGGGTTGCCATATCATGCGCATGGTTACGTGCCTCGGCAAAGGAAAACGTATCAGGTGCGTATGTCCACACCCGCTTGCGAAGCAAGGGATGTTGCGACACCGTCTCGATTTCTGATAGCGTGTCGGCAGTCCCCTCTTTATTTATTAGTACGTTAACCTCGGCACTTACTGGCAACGATTGCAACATGCCCATGCCACGTTCTTTAAAATCCTCTTCAGTGGCGATGATGCAAAACGAAACGGGATAGCTTCCCGCTTCACCTGCTTCCAAGCCCTGAGCTTGTTTGATCTTTGAGATGTTTATGCTCATGAAGCTACAATCCGACACGTTACAAAAAATTCTATGCCAACACGGAAGCTCGTGTCACCACTAGCATACACCCCATCGTGGCCCCCCGCACGGACGCCGTAAATGCGAGAGCTGTACGGCGATCCCACGTCGCGAGCGTCTTCATAGTCAGCAGCTAAGACGGCTGCAATGATGTCGTAGATGGCTGCGTACGCTTCCGTCTCTTCATGCCCTTGTGGTACAGCCCCCTCTTGTGCTACGGGGCCTTGCACGGCTATGATGCAGCGCAACTCGATTAGTCCTGTCGGTGCACCCGTCTCCAGCAGTTCAGGGAAGCCGCCACCAACGACGTACGCATACGCACTCACACCCGTAGTGCTCACCTGTCCACCTACGCGCTGCACAGTGATGCCTGGCACCGTCTGCAAAACCGTTGCCAGCCACGATGACACAAAGCGCGCGGGGTTGCCATAGTTTGTAGTCACGACATCACCTCCGCCAGCTCATCGGTAAGACGTCGTATGGCTTTCGGCCATCCTTTTTTCAAGTACTGTTTCATGCCTGGTTCTAGGAACGGCCGATCCCCTCTTTCGTGAATCGTAGCATACAACAAACTTACTTGCTCAGGCCCTGCATTAACAATAGTGCTTTCGTCGTAGGTGTGTTCGATAACAAATTCTTTTCCTTGAGTATCGAAGCCCGCACGCGATACGTTACCCTTACCACCGACTTGCAAAGCACGGATAAGGTTACCGTACTGCCGTCGCAAGTGGTTGGTGGTGTTCTTTGTATTCCAGTAGTAGCGGCCGCTAGCAGCCTTGCGAAGCCCCTTACTACCACGCTTCGTTTGAGGGCGCGCTGCAACGCCTTCGAATTCACCGCTAACGTAAGCGCTGATCTCGACAGGGACAGTCTGCAACGTTGCTTTCGTTAGGCGTCGTATGTCGCGAAGCATCGTCTCAAGTCTATCGTTGATCGGATTGCTCACAGCCGTAACCTCACATTCCACGGTTTAATTGCATCGCGTACCTCAGGGACCACGCTAGTGATAGCCAACGCTACCGACCCCGATGGGTTAGCATCGCTGATCGATGCCAGCCCAAAACGGTCTGCTTTGCCGCTCTTAGCCGAGGCGTTGAACAGCTCCTTCGCTACGTAACCGCATGCCCACTGCAACACCTCTGGCATGCTTGCCACGGGATAGCCAACAGTAGACGTCATCTGGTAGTACGGTTCTATAAGCCCGTCGCTACTGTAAAGCCACCAGCCCGCTTTGTCTTTATGCACGGCGTATGTTCCTGCCTCTGCAGCCGTCCAGCTGTCCAGTGGCGTCGCTCTGTATTCGAGTGCCGTGATCGCTAGTGGCACTAAGGCAAAGGGAAGGTGATGCGTGGTGTGCCCTATCGAGGGGATAGCTGTAACGTATCCCGTCACCTCTACTAGCGGCTGCCCACACCACGCCTCTAGCTTACCAGTGGCAACCGCTATCAGCTCTTCTAAAAGAGTGTCCTGCGAGCTGTCGCTAGAAAGCCCGAGCCATGTGTTTTTTAAGTAGGTTGTCGTAATCATCGCTTTGTCCTTTCATCCCAACGCGCGCGGTGCGGTCTTACATCAACGTGTACCCATGAATCGTAAACACCAAGGCCGCCACGGTGGAATCTGTTCAGGGCGTCGAAAATTTCTTTTGGTTCGACGCCTTTAATCTTTATATCAGCAGCCCTGCCATACAGGTGCTGCGAGTTGCTTGCACCACCAACGCGCGTATTATGCGCACGCGTGCGATAGCCACTAACGATAGTGATGGGCTTACCACCGAAGTGCTCACGGATAAGCTCCAACAATTCGACAAGCGCTAAGTCTATATCCAGCGCATCGCTGCCGTCATGACATGCGAACTCACGCACTTGAAAGTGTGGTGAAAGCCGTTTGTCACCATCGCCACTAACGGTGTACATGCGCATACGTGACGGCAAAAGCGGTGGTACTATAGCCCCCGTTCTTTGGGCGCCCGCTGTGCTAGTTTTTTCGTCGCTAGCTTCCAAGCTTCGATCTTCGTGCGTATCCATAGTAGTAGGTTACGCATCTTTTTTAGCATCGCCAGCAAACAAGCCAACGATAAACAACGCTACTGCTAAGATGCCAGTTTGCACGTCGGCAGGGATTGCCACGATGCCCAAAGCACTCAGCACAGTAGCCACCCCAGCGATTATCGCACCAATGGTTGTTTTCCAGTTTTTCATTGCCAGTCCTCCAATGAATGTGATTAAATGCGGCAAAGTAACCATTGCCACTTTTGTGTACTTGATAGTATCGTTAATTGTCAACGTTATTTTTTCCCAAGCCGTCAAATCGTAGTAGCTCTTATCCTCTGGCAGCAGCTCAGCTGGACGTGGCACCTCGACACTAGGACGTTCTATGGGATGCGGAGGCGCATGCGTTATGCGTGGGATGTCTTCACTCATCTCTGTGCATCTCCCGAAGGTCACGAACGATGCGTATTGTCCAAGCGATGCACGCAAGCACGCCCGCCGCTATGCCTACATACCAAAGCCAGAGCTGTACACCTGGTATCACTTGCGTAGCAACGGCACTGCCAAGCGACGCAACCGTAGATGTAATGCCAACCGTGTCGATCCCTGCGCTGCTGTGTGCCATTAATCCGCTACCTCTTTCCCTGTTGTGTCGTGACGCCGCGCGCGGCGCAAAGCTTCGCTGAGCTCCGTTGCGTAGTAGTCACCGATGTTGTACTTACCTGCATTGTCTTCAATTTGAAACGTACCAATAAAAGGTGGGGGCCAGTTATCACCATCCGCGATAGTGATGACGTTGGCAACCTCACCGCTGTTTTCGTATACGACGATGAAACGTGCCGCCGTTGACGAGGAGCCTAAGGCGTCAATGTCTCGAAGAGCCTGGTCGGTCATGTGATCTCCTGCACCTCTATAAACGACCCAGCCAGCAACAATACAGGATTTGTGGCATCGCCATAAATCTGCAAGCCGATATCAGTTGTTCCCGTAGTTGTGTTGTCGGTCGCCACAAGGCATTCGAACGCGGCCTGTGCCGTATGCCCGCCGTAGAAGCCACTGAAAATAAAAACGGTTGTGGTCATTGGCCCGGCCCCACTGATCGTACCGGCCTGATTGTTGCCTGCGCTCGTGCCTTGGATACTCGTGTACGGACTTCCGCGATAGATATAGGCCTGCGCGTAAATCGTACCTGCACCGCTATTTTTCATTTTGACAACGCCACGGCAGCGGTACAGTTTTTTGCATGTGAGGGACAGCACGGATGCCGGCACCGTGTGAAATTCGGTTGTGTTAGCTGTGTAATCGGTTCCCACGGTCGCCCTTGTCCACACACCACCACCACCGCCGCTCGCGCCGCTTACTCCTGTTAATCCTGAGGCTGGCATATTACGCGTCCTGATCTTTTAGTGTGCGAAACCATTGGTATTGTATCGACGCAGACGCCGTTTCTTGTATCACCTTCAGCGTCTGATTCGGGCCGATGTCAATCACGACAAGAGAACCCGCCGTTATCTGAAAGCCCGTCGTTGCCGTCGGTGTTGTGCCGTCGGTCGTGTATCGTATGTTCTGCGTGAACGCTTGCAGCTGCACTGCGTCACCACCAGCCGGTGTCGTCAACGTTACCGCCGTTGCCAAGCTACTGTTGGTCGTGTGCGCGCCAACTATCAAACTGTTGTACCCTGTTAGTCCCATGATAGTATCCTTGTTTAATGTTCATAATTTAATTGCCCTCGCCCCAGCGCCCGAAGGCGCCAGAGCCAGTCCAATCACTATGCGATAAGATGTTGGGCGATACCACGCAGTGCTGCTGTGTTGGTGTCGTATTCGCCGTTGCTTAGGATAGCAAAAGCGACTAGAAAAGTACCAGTCGTGCCATCACCTGCCGTTGCATACAGGTCAATGTAACGCTTGCGTCCCAGCGTGTCGAAACTGAAGACGAAAAACTTATTGTCATCAGTAGCACTTGGCAGTGCCGACGTTGCACCGCTCTCAGGGATTAGCGACGTGCCAGCCACCAAGCCCGTGATACTGGTGGAACCACTCATCTCACTGTCATCACTCTCCTGCACTTTGAGGGCTGCCATAGCGATATCCGTTGCACCAAGCAGCACCACAACATCTACGTGCCCCCAACCTGCCGTGTCGATAATAGCAGACGTATAGGTTTCATCGTCTGCGATCGCAGCTGGTGGGATGATAGCCACCAGCTTTGTGTTTTGCAATACTCCACTTGCCATGTTTATTCTCCTATTATGAGTTCTTAGTTACCAGTGCTGCGATGCCACCACGTTGGCGGCTGCTGCTAGAGGATGAAGCCGTGCCCCAATCGAAAGCAAGACCACCATAACGCCACGTCGCCACCGTAGTGATAAGCTGTGTTTTGATGTTTTTGTCGCTCTCAATGGTAAGACCCTTTCTGTTGCCAAGGACGTACGACTGGAAATCTCCGAACAGCAGTGGGATCGAGCTTACAGCGGTTTCTTGTGGCATGTTATCCGTTAGGTGCACAACGAAGCCGTTGAACAGCATGCGTGGTTCACCGTCAACGATAGCTGCTGGTTGCACGCCCGAGGCACTGAGAGCCAGCACCTGCAATCTCTCATAGAAAAACTGTGGCGAGCAAACGAACTCACGGCGTATGCCCTGACGGTGGGCTAGGTTAGCACCCATGCTCTGCACATCGGAAGCCGTGACGCTTGCCCACGTTGAGCCAGTGGCAACACGCAAGCCAGGGTGATAAGCCTTATGCGCATCGGTAGTCCACGTGCCGCCTGCATCTTCAACGGCCTTACGGAAAGCGTATGGCATGCCGATGATGCCGCCCGTAGCACTCAGTCCCGTGCCACTGAAGACGGCAGTGTCTTCTACTCCTGCCATGGTGTAAGCACACCACTCGGCAAACTCATCCGCCAACGATATCGCGGCGTCTTCATCAACTGGGGTGTACCACTCGGTACCGATAGCAGCCCACTTTGCATTCAACGATTTTTCATCGTAACGAATGTTATCACTCGTGGCGATAGAATCACCTTCCCCGATATACTGCCCAACAGGGCCGTCCACCTGCTTACGGATTTTACGTTCGTTTGTGGACATATCCACAACACGGCAAATCTGCCGCGCTAGGCCGCGCTCGTCACGGTACTTTACGATCTCACTTTCAACCTCTTCAGGCACTAAGATGCCACCCGTTGCAAAGTCGCTCAGCGAAGCGGCGCGCGTGCTGATGCCGTTTTGTTCAAGCCAGCGCTTGGCAGAGTCGTTGCCATGCGCTGCTTGCAAGATGCGTCCCATGCGAAGAGCCACCGCATCCGATGAAAAGCGACGCGAGCGACGAAACGTCGGTTGCGTCAAGTTGGTACCGACACCACCCAACGGCAGCGGCGCGGCGCCCGTGCGTAGCGATGCCAGCGCATCACGGTTGCTGTGTGCTAACGAACGAAGCTCATTGCGCTTTGCGGCGCGGGCTTCCACCTGCTTGATTTTTTCGATAGCATCACGGAGCTTCTTAGCAGCACGCTCCGCACCTTCAGTAGCTGTAGCACCGTCGGACGGTGCGACCTCGTCAACCGCTTCTGCGATCTCTTCAACGTCTGGCACCAGTGCAGCGATCTGCTCACGTAGTGTCACCACCGCATTCATGATGTCGTCAGGGTTTTCAGGTGGGGACGCAAGCAGTGCGTCAACGGCTGCGAGCACCTCTTCGATCGTTGCGGTTACCTCTGTCGTTGCATCAGTGACGGCAGCGCTCACCTCAGCAGCGGACACGTCCTCACGCTTGTTTGCGCGGCGCTGCAAGAGCGCACGCAAAGAAAGCAATTTAGTCTTCATTGTAAATTCCTTTGCTGTTTAATTCGGCACGGATATCACGTAAGATATTACGTGCCTTGCGTTCACGCGGTCGCTCTGTGCCACCGCTTAAAATATCTTCGACACGCCGCGCCGCACCTGCCAGTGCCCGCACCTGCTCACGAAGACTTTCACTAACACCACGACCAGCACGCATATCCGCATAACTGATCGCGTGTGCTTCTAACACCTTTATTGCTGTTTCCAGCGATTCGATTTTTTCACCTATAGTCATTGCTGCATACCTGCCTCGCACTGCCATCGTAACGGCCTCTGTGTTGGCTGGAACTAAAACAGGCGATACTTCATACACTTTGACCCTCGTGAACTCATGCACACCGTCCGTGCCCGCTTGCTCTTCGATAGGGTCAAAGCCATGCGACCACCGCGTAACGGAACCGAAAGCTAGGTGTTCATAAAGATCGGCACCGTCGACAGTGCGCAATGCGAACTCCGATTGCACGAACCACCCGCCGTGCTCCCTTGCACCTTCAGGCAAAGACTTGTCCCCTGGTGCCAGCTCTGCCGTCTCCACAACCTTACCAGCGAAGCGATTCCAATCGTGCCCCCACACAACGCGTGGAAGGTCATCAGGATCAGGATTGTTAGCCCTGTCGTAATCAGCAAAGGCGCCGTGTAAGAAACGTGTGTTCCACGAGTCTACGACGTCATAAGCAGAAACGATAGCCTCAACAACGCCCGCGCTGTCATCACGTTTGCGCGTGCCGATGATAGTTCCTTTGTGTGCTCTGTACTGTACTGCTGCCATGTTACAACCCCTCAATTTTGCGCCGCCGTACGGCTTGTATCGTGCACCTGCAATTGATTGCATTCGAAGCCGACCCACCGAGGGACGGCCCCTGCGTTGCAGTGCCATCACTAAAGACGAAAGCGCCGCCGATCTCTATTACCTTGCCGTCCATGCGCTCGTGTGAATCACGCACTTTGTTATCGCGTTGCGTGAGCCACACCAACACAAGCTGTTCATCCTCATTGCTCTCGCCATCGTTGAGCGTCTTCCACGTGTCCACTTGCGTGCGTGTCGTTTGAGCTTTCACCGTAGTCGTTGCGATTGCCTTGGCACGGCCTTCCTTCATAGCGTCAAGGCGTACCGTTAGCGCCTTAGCAATGTCGTTCACGCTCTTGCCTTGGTTGCCTTCCAAAACGCGAGATATGTCCTTACGTAACGTACCCAACGCCTCATTGACTTTCGACGTCACCTCACGTTGCGTCTTCGTTTCGATTTGATCTACCGTTGAATCAACTGCGTCGAGGGTCGCGTCAACGGATTCCAACGCTAAGCTCAGGATAGAACGAAACAGACGTGAGCGGCTGTCGAACGTAGCACGCAAGAACTCTTCAGCCAATTTCCCCCAATCCGCCAGCCCGCGCGTCTTACCATGCCTTAGCTCACTTTGCGCTAAGGCAAACGCCCCTTCGATCATGGCTGCCGATGCGTCCTCCATCTCTGAAGACGCTTCGCGCATGGCTGTTTGCGCACCTTGCCACGAACGTTTTGCATATTCATCCCGCCAGCGGACACGCGCCACGCGCCCTTCATCATCACGTTCACTTACAGCACACAGAAACCCCGCACCAATCGGGGCGCGCTGTTCGACCTTTTCAGTGTTACCTTCGAACAGCCCAACGCCTGCGGGCTGCACTCGCTCGAAAGCGTACTTGTCACCATCTTCTACCGTGTTGTAACCTAGTGCCGCTAACGTCTGGTTCAACGTTAAGATGTTAGCGTTGTACTGTTGGATAACGGGATAGATAAGCGTATCTGGGTCGTTCTTCAACGCCGCTACATCAGCCGTATCAAAGACAAGCTGCACACCTGGCCACGTCCTGTATAGCCCGCTCTCGATCTGTTCGGCCAACGCCACCCAAAACGGGATGCGCGTTAGCGTCGTGAACTCACGGTAAGCAGTCTCTTTGTTGTTGTACGTGCTAGTACTCATGCCCGCACGTGTCATCACGACTACGGGGTCGACGCGGAAAATCCCACAGATGGCAGTCTCTAAAGTTTTGATTTGTTCGGTCACCTGCTGGCTGCGTGGATCAAGGCCCATCTGTTGCCAACCCAGTCCTTCCGTTAAAACCATCGGCTTGAGGCGCTCACGTTTGCTACCAAACATCCTGTTTAGCCAACCCTCTTTCACGCCGTCCGTGTCAATGTTAGCACCTGGCGGCGCTGTGAACATGCCAGGTGGCACGCCACTTGAAAGGGCTAAGTTGTACGAAGATGTGGTTAGCTCGTTGTAAGTTTCTATATCGTTCCAAGCCACCTCAATCGGTGCTATCCCCTCTTGTGGGTTCAACGCGTTAATGTAGCTCGGGTGCTTTAAATGAATAACGTCATCAACATCTATAGGTTGTGTTATACGACCAACTTGGTAAATGTATTTATCAACAACGCCACTATCATCATACGACGGCACGACCTGCCCAGCATGGTAGGGCCAATAGGCAATGACTGCGCCGAGGCTGTTGCGCTGTGCTACCCAATAGGCATTGCCGCCGATGTCTAAGTAGATAGAGGTGATGGCCATGAACTCCGAATAGCCCATGCGTGGGTTGGGACGCCGCATCATCACAGCAAAGGGATGCGTATAGTTTGCCGTGCCATCACTGCCAAGCACTGCCAGCGGCGCTTCATTCAACGAAGACGCACGCAACGATATGCATGCACTAACGACAGCGCACCGCTGGTATCCTTCCTCAACGCGGCGCTTGTACTCACCTGCCTTAGGTACGGGCTTGCGTTGCGTAGCATCCATCAGCAAGCTGCGGTCTGGCTCTCCCCACGTGCGTAGGTTCATAGGAACAACACCTCTGCTTTCCGTGGGACGTGCGTTGATAGCGATATCGTCAGCGCGTCTACAAGGTCATCGTGATAGCGCGTTGACGGGAATACTTCCAATTCCAACTCCAACTCTTCAGGCAACGTGCCGCAATGGGTGATCTTGCCAAGCTCGTACTTAGCTGCCCACGGCTGAAAGCGTGTGAGCTTGTCCTTCGTACCTGGCTTGTAGCTTACGATCGGCGTGGTCTCGATGCGTCGTAACTCTTGAATCATAACGTGCTGATAGGCTACGTCTTCAACTGCAACGGCGTTCGGCTTCCACTTAGCAATAAGGCGTTGCACCTCTTTCACGTGCTCATGAAACGACCAGCGCCCGTGTGTTACATCAACGACTAGGTACTCATCGCCTTTGTTTGCCGTGACCACGTTAGCACGGAAGTCCGAGGCTTTGCTTGCACTAATAGCAAGGTCGACGCCGATCGTTACTGTCCAGCCATCCGCACGCACCCACGCGGGGGCGTGGCGTATCCACGAGAGTTGCATCACGGGCCCAATAATGTCTATGTCCTCACCAAGCAGCTCCTGCCTTGCGTAGTCGGCTGTAAATGTTTCCTCGAGTGTTTTGATGTAGTCTTCAGGTAAAGTTGTGTTATCGCGCGTGTGTGCCGTCACCACCTCGATTGAGGGCGTCCGCTCTACGAGACGCCGTAACCACGCGCCTTTGATTGCGTTGGGCGTTGATGTCAGCAGCAGCTTTGGCGTCTTACCTTCCCGCATGCGTGAAAGCGCTTGGTTGTAAGCTTCCTCACTCATGAGTGCAACCTCGTCCATCCACACCCACGCGATGTTGGGGCCACGGAGGGCATCGGGATCGGAGGCCGAACGCCAAAGGATTGTTGAGCCGTTGGCAGTGGTGACGATCTTGTCGGATTTGCTATGCTCTTTTACTAAGTGCCAATAGTTATCACTGAAGGACCGCCACGAGGCGTCACGTAACATCGGGTAGGTTGGGGCTAAGACAAGGCCAGTTGAACCAGCTTGCACGGTGGTCATATACGCCACGAAGGCCGCCCCCAGTGCCGTCTTGCCAGCACCGAGGCCGCAGCGTGCGTAGGTGGTCTTAGCGGCTTTGATAGTCTCGAAAGCCTTACCTTGCCACGGCAGTGGCCACCAACGCGTGCGTATGGGGTCTAAGCTTACGGTGCCCATCGTGATGGTTTAATTGCCTTCAGTGCGAATAGAAAACGGTGTTCAGTTTCTTTGGCATATACGGTTTCAAAGTCGGCACGGTACAGGTAACGGTAGTCACTCATAGGTGTCGCTCCCACTTGTGTGTATTCGGCTTGGTTGAGAAAAACCAAACTGCCAGGCGTAATAACCCTTTTGTGATCTGGGTCGCCCCATGCCCATTCGCTTTTCCAATGTGGCACCGATGCGAAGAGCACACCCTCAGGTTTGAGCACGCGCCAAATCTCGTTGAACGTAGCGAAGAACGAATGTGCATCGCCTTGTTTGCCAAGGTGTTCTAGGACTTCGTAGGCATGGACTTCTTCGAACGTTTCGTCATCGAGTGGCCATGATGGTTCGGACAGGTCGAAGACTAGGGTAGGGTTGTGATTGGCGTTGATGTCAACGGTTGTGGCGTTGACGTACGCATCCCTGCCGTCACTGGTCATCAGTGGCACTGTTAGCGCGCCGCAGCCTAGGACCAGCTCTCTCACCTTTCACCTACTTCGAAAACCTGCTCACGTGTTTCAACTATCGTTTTGTCCGACTGCCCAAGCAGCTGTTTGCCGAGCCATATCAGCATAGCCTTGTCGCCTGTCATGGCTACTTCGTATTGCTTGCGCCTGAGTGACGCACGGCCCTTTGCACGGCCTTCTTCGAGAGCATCCATGTAGTTGCGCTCGATCGTGTCTTTGCTGCAACCCATAACATAGGCGATTTCTTCAACCGTACACATACACGCAGCCATGCGTAGTATCTGATCGCGGTCTAGCTCTATTGGGCGACGTCCTGCCATTACACCGATTCCCTTACAATTTTGGGATAAGTGTTTCGCGCCACGACCTTGTGATGAATGCGGCTATATCCTTTTTCACCACTTGGATTGTAGCCATGTATCGTATGCAGCTTCACACCTGTCGGGTTGCGCACTACACTGTGCATTGTCTTTACGTACGTGCCAGTATCTAGGTATTCGCCCGTCAACCCGCCTGCTTGCTGTTGTGTTGCAACCTGCCATATACAGGCGTTTGCGAATGTCAAGAATACCTGTTGACCTGTTGTTACTTTTTCTGACGTGTAGGCTGCTACGTCCTCGTTGGTCATGCCCTTGAAGATTACGCGTCTGTCTGTACGGCAGAAGAAAAAGTTCATTGCCTTACGCCATACGTTGCCACTGTCGGACAACCTTTGCTGCCAACCCGAGATCATGTCGCCTGATTGTGCGTAGGCAATTATGGCGACGCGCTTTGGCATCTGCTCGTGGATGCGCATGGTATTTTGCAACATGCTATGCAAGTCTTTGACCTTGTGCGACACGTGGCCGTCTTCACTAACATATATCTTTTGGTAGTCGTCATCGAGCATTACGAAGGCTTCCACGCCATCGTGCGCGGCAATGTCGTACACGGCGTTGCGTGCATGCACCACGCCTTTGCGGTGCCTTTGGTCTTTGGGCACTCCGGTATCGAAGGGTTTGCGCGTGTATTGCTCGCGTGAGAATAGACGGATGTTCTCCGCTCCAAACTCCGCTTCATATTGTGGTATTGTCTCATCGTCGTCGGACAAGACGAGGCGCAGTTGTGCCTTTGGTGCTTGCCGTGTCAACAAACGATGTGTCTTGACGTTGTGCGGCCTGCCGTACGATAGTATGTAGACGCAGTTATTCACGCGTCTGCATGCTCCAACAACATTTTTTGCATGTCTATTGCTGCGCTTTCCATTTCGGCGTTCATGTCAACGATAACCAACCCGAGCGCAACGAATAGCTCTTTTTCTTGTTGCGTTGCGGCTGCGTAGTAATCGGCAATCGCTTGGTAATCGAACGCAATGTATCTCGAAGCTGCCAGCATGAGGAATTGTTTTGTTGCCTCTGGTATGGAGTCGGTCGTGCGCAAAAGCTCTAGCTTCTCGTTGTATTGCTGCACGTCACACAGATCACCGATCGCGGGTGGCTCGTCCGTTGAGGGCTCGTAGATAAGCACCGTTGCCTTCTGTGTGTAGATATTATCCGCGTGGTCTTCGTTGTCGTCTGCCTGCGGTATGTCGACGCCCCAATCGACGAGTTGGTCGGTATCCCAATAGGCATTCAGCAGCTCCTGTTCCCATTCACCAAACGAGACGTTATCAGCAATGATGAACCGTTGCTTTTGTTCGTCGGTCAGGTTTTCAGCTGTGACGTATGGCAGTTCTGCCATGCCAAGTTCACGCGCTGCCAAGACGCGCATGTTGCCGCCGAGTACCGTCATGCTGTGATCGTTGTCCACCACAACGGGCCGTAGCTCCAGCATTTGCGGTAGCTCTTGCAGTGACCTTTTGAGCCGGGCCAGTTGGTCTGCCGTGATCTTGCGTGGATTCCCGGGGTTTAGGTTGAACGCACTGATGGGTGCGGTTTTTTGCATACCGCAATATATTGGTTTATGCGGTTCCTCTTTGCCCATCTCGTTAGATGCGGATAACTAATCCTCAGGCTGTATCATCGGCGTGTATTCGCGCTTGGGCAGTGCAGAATAGGCAGATGTGGAGTACTTGTATTCCGTGGAACCTTCCGCGCCTATGGTTTCTGCCATGATGCGTGCTGCGGTTGCGCGGTATCCGGGGTAAACATCCATCATAGCGCGATGTGCTTGTGCCGAGTCGCTTATCGTGGTGTGATGGCGGTTGAGGATTTCGGCGATGTCCTTTACTCCAACGCCGCACAGTCGAAGTATCCAGATGAGATGGAACCGAGCGCGTACGGTCGCGTTGTGGCGGTCGGGAGTGCGTAGGCTTGCCAGTGTATGGCCTTGCTCGTAAAAACGCCCATACGTGTCCAGAAACCGCGCAATAATCCTATCTAGGAATTGCCGTTGTAAGTTGTTTATGTAGTGACGTTCACGTGGCATAGGGTTACTTGGTTTGCTTGAGATATTCAAGTATTTGCTGTTTTGTTCTAAGCATGAGGCGAGCTATGGTATGTGGGGCGTGACCTTTGGCGTGGAGGTTTAGGACAATACCGCGCCGAACGGCGTTGGGGTGTCTTTCTTTCGAATGGCAGAGGACGTAATCGGGTGACACGTGGTGATGGAGCAGCAGAGCTGTAAAATCCTCAGCGGGGGTGTTAGGGAGGAAGATGGAGGTTGGGGTGTCGTTTTGCATAAGTTCTATATTAGCGAAGTAATACACGTTACATATATATGTAATTTATGTATATATATCCCCTATCCTCTTTATCCTCCCTAAAGAGAAGATAATATATATATAAATAATATACTTAGCGTTTTCCACTTTTTCAGGAGGAAGCGAGAGGATGGGGAGGAAGCCAAGAGGATGGGGAGTATGGGGTTTCATTTCAACGTTAAAAATTAAAATTGTTGGAAGTAGCTGGTTCGCACTGTGTAAGTTTTTTCAGTTCTGCAACCACATCTGACTTGCCTTCAGGCTAATCCCAACCCACTCTCGCAACCCTGAAGACTTTACCCAATGCAGGTTTCGCGCTGCCAGAGCTTTCCCGAATCCTTGCACACTCATGGGCGATAAACCCATATCCTTGCACCACTCACGATAAGCCGTATACAGGACACTGCTTTTTTGCCGCCCTGCAGGCTCCAGGTCGCATTTTTCTTCGATGAATGCACCTAAGGTGTCCTGTGAAGCTCTGTACGCTTGCGTAGCATCTCTGACCGTTTGCGGGGGGCGACCCAATCCCATACGCACGTATTCGCGATGTCCTTCAATTAGCCAATTGAGGATACCTGATGTTTCCGCTGCCAGCTTGATAGACAGCAGCGGATCGGCAACGTGGTGGCGTGGGTTGCCGGCATCATAGTGCGGGTGGTCTGGAGAGAAAAACCGCTCTAAAAATTCAATAACCACAACGCGCGCCCAAAGTGCAGCATCATCGGAGTTGGCACGAGGTAGGTTGTTGGTGACGATATGAATTTTTGCAGAATTGCGAAACGTAATGTAGTTCGAATACAAAGGACGGGCTGAAAGCACTTGCGTACCTGAAAGCTCTTTGACGGCAGCGATGTTTAATTTGTCTGCTTCGTCGGTTTCGACGAGCCAGCACAGGCGCCGCCCTTGCAGGTCTGCAACGTCTGGCGATGCGGCACGCTCGCGGTGGTGCGCACCCCGCATGATAACGGATGCAGCCACGTGTCCCGTGTAAGGTCCCAAGGTGGATCGCAGGGCATTGAGTATGGTATCCTTGCCATTGCGCCCCTCGGGGCCGCAAAGCATAGGATGCACGTGTTCGGTCATGTGACCCGTCAGGCAGTAGCCTAGCCACCGCTGCAAGTAGTCTACCGTTTCCTCACCAAGGATTTGATAGATAGCGCGCCGCCACACGGGGGCGGGCTGTGTGGGGTCGTAGCTGACGGGAGCGACGGTGCGGACGTAATCATCGGGGCGCTGTGGTCTAAGTGAATAGTCACGTAAAGAGAGGACGCCATTGGCAACGGCTAAGACGTCGGGATCATCATCCCAGCGAAGGTCATCGATGGTCACACGTGACTGATAGCGCTGCACGATGCCAGAGACGTAGGCGTTGTTATCACGTAGCTTGTGTAGTGCCTTGCCAAGGGTGTCGGTGGCTTTGACGGCGCTTCCGATTTCCTCTGCCGTTTCAGGTGTTGGGGATTTCGCAGCGATCTCTGAATAGTGCCAATAGGCAACAAGTGTTGTGTTAACACATTCATCGATAATCATCCCACGCACGACGTTTGCGCGCTGCCCATCGCAGTGCCACCTATTCGTTGTTGCCTCAGGTGTATGCCGGCGGGCGCCATCGCCAAACCAGTACCACTCCCCAGCTGTGTAGATGATTCGTCCCGCGTGCGTGCGGGCATCGGTTACTTTACCGCCATGCAGGATAAGGCACAGGTCAGCGAAGCCCTCTTGCCCGCGTTGCACGTACGGCAGTATTGTTTCGGGTGTAAGACCATCGTACGTCTTGCGGCTTGTTGGTTGCGTGCCATAGCCCGCAGCACGCAACGCGCGCCCCGCTGCAACGTAATCGCCACCATGCAGCAGTAGTGTAAAAACATCGGTGCCAGAGTAGCACCCCGCAGGGATGGGTGCTGCCGTAGAAAAAACTTTCAAGACATTGTGAGCCACGTAGTGCAAGGTTGCGTGATGCCCTCTCTCTGTGTCGTTCGGCTTGCGAAGGTATATGACCTCACCGCGTTTTTTTGTCACCTGCCAGCCGTGTCCTGTCAGCAGTGCTAGGACGTCACCACGTTTGGCGTAGTCATCGAAAGCCGACAGCCCCCGCAGCTCATCACTGGCATCGGATGCGGCGCGTTCTGCCACGCGGCGCGTGCGGTCGAAGGTTTCATATTTGTCGGTGGAACGGATGGCATCCCAAAGGGCAGTGCGCTCTGCATCGGTGATCGTGGGGAGGTCGAGTAGCGTCCCCTGGATCATGTGGTAGTTTGGTGATGGCCACGTCACGACGTAACCCCCCTCGCCGCGTGTCTCCCAGACCGGGGCGCCTTGCGTGTTGCGTGCTAGGACCGTGTTGCCATGCGGCGTCTCGCAGCGGTAAATAATGTGTTTACCACCACGCGGTGTGGATTCAATGTAAACGCGGCTGCGCACCTCTTCAGGGATTAGGTCCAGCACCCACCCGAAGTCATCGGTTGTGTCGTGGTGCACGTCGTAGTCTATGCATTCGACGCCGCCGCACCTGATGGCCAGTGCATGCGCACGCGCCGCGTCGGATTGCGACAGCGGTGCGTTGGGGGTGTGGCGCCACGCGGCGGCAACGGGGTGTTTGCGGGCGTCGCAGGGGATAACGTAATGGCCCGCAGCGAAAAGTTCTAGGGCGATGGTGTGGAGGGTCATAGCAAGGGTAGTTGTGATTGGTGATTTGCCAGCCGCTTGGTTGCAGCGGTGTAATAATCTATATCTAGTTCAATGCCTACGAAATCGTGCTTTAAATCATGGCAAGCGATGGCACTGGAACCGCGGCCGAGGTGGGTGTCAAGGATGCGGTCTCCTTTGGTTGCGTATTTGTGCAGCAACCACTTGTATAGTTCAACGGGTTTTTGTGTGGGGTGGATTCTTGTGTTGCCACGAAGGAAAGGTTTTTGCTCGAAGACACGTGCCGCCCTGTCGAACGATGTCCATGCTAATTCAAATTCGGAAAAACGTCGTCCCACGCACCTGCTTGTTTTGAACCACACCACCCACCCCATTCGTACGGGCAAATGGTTAGTGAAGTAGTTACCACCCCACACGATTTGGTTCTGTGATACGCGAAACAACTCTTGCCAATAGTGCTTCGAAGGTCTGCCGTTGGAGTCCCATTTTTTGCGTTGTGGTTTGAATTTTTTTTTAACGATTTGCCCGTTGCCGTTGTTCATTCCAAGCCCATACGGCGGATCAACGATAGCCAGCTCAAAAGCTTTGTCTGGCAGTGTTTTCATGTAGTCCATGCAATCGCCATGGATTAACTCTATACTCATTGGACCGTTGCCATCGCGTGGATAATTTGTTCGTTCGCTTGCCACGAATATGGCAGTTCCATCTCATCGGCATAAGCCCTGATGACGTCGCGCGTTGGTTTGTTATGACGGCACCACTGCTGCCAAATGTACTGTTCAGCACCACGAAGCCCGCGGCTTTGCGCATCGCGCACCAGCACCCGCAGTGACGCGGGCAGGGCGTCCCGTACGGCTTGGCGCATGCGCACCAGCTTGACGCCCCGCACGTGCAGTGGTCCGCGTGGCTCCGTTTCAAGGTCGGGAGCATCTACTTGGATTATTGGTGGCAACTCATCGCGTTCCCGCACGCGCCGCCCGTAGAGTGACCAACGGCGCGTTGCCTCGGGGTATCCGTGCCGTTGGACGTTACCGGCATGGTCTATGATGATAGCGGCCTGCTTGCCAGGGGCGGGGCGTAGTGCCCTGCCAACCATTTGTAAATAAAGAGATAACGATGCCGTAGGGCGCAAGAGTTGCACGGCGTCGCACTGTGGGATGTCCAGTCCTTCCGTGGCGATCATAACGTTTACCAGCACGTCACACAGGCCAGATCGAAACAGGTCTATGTTGCGTTGTACGTGTGCTTTGTGCATCTTGCCATGAATGACCATTGCGTTAATGCCCGCGGCTTGATACTCCTCGCAGTACTGCCCTGCCAGTTCAACGTTGACAGCGAAGACCAGGCAGCGCGCCCCCGAGGCAAACTCACGGTAACTGTCTATCACGTCACCATGAAGGACGCTCCGTTGCATGGCAAGGCCTGCATCGTGTGAATTAAATTCACCGCCCAACATGCGCATGGGTTCTGTTGTGTCCATAGGCACCGATATGATATCCGAGGGCACGAGATAGCCAAGGTCAATAAGGTCTTGCATGGGTGGGCCTACAACGAGCTCATCGTATTGGTCTTCGAGGCCCTTGCCATCGAGGCGCTCTGGCGTTGCCGTGACCCCGAGCTGCTTGCCTGTATGCCTGCTAAGGATTTTCCGATACGAAGAAGACACGGCGTGGTGGCACTCATCGACAATTAAAACGTCGGTGTATGGCAACGGGCGGCGCGTTGCAGTCTGAACCATGGACACGTAGCACGGCGCCTTCCTGTCGATGCTACCCGCTACGATAGCGTGCGGCATGACCCCTACGTCAACGAGTGCTTGCGTCATTTGCCCCACGAGGGCGTGGCGATGCACAAGGATGTTAGCCGTCTTACCCGCTTCAACGATATCACGAACGATGTCTGCAATGATGCGTGTTTTGCCGCCCCCTGTAGGGAGCTGCATGCACACGCGGCGGTGGTGGCGCCATGCTGTGTAGGTGTCGGCTTTTAGCTTGCTTTGGTAGTCTCGTAGTTCCATGCCTAGCGACACGGCGTACATGTCGTTAGGCATGGGGAGCAAGTAGCTCCCCACACATTAGAAGGGCACCCCTTCGGCCGATTCAGTCGCGGCGCTCTCCGCTGCCGTTTCAATCTTCCAGCACTCGACAAGGGTAAAGTATCCCGTGCCGCTGCCGTCTTTCTTTTCGTACTTGCGTCCTTTGAGTTCGCAACGTGCGTAGATGATGGCGCCAACGCCTGCATTCAACGCGGCTTCGATGGCGTCACGTGATGATAGCGACAATTGGTAGTGCTGCTCGTAGCGGTCTCCAGTCTCATGACCAACGACGATCTGGCATTTGTCCCCGTAGTTAGTGGACTCCACAGGACCAATGAATTCAATTGGACCGTGGACTGTGAAACTTATTGGCATAGATGTGCTCCTTTACATCTTCAACGGAACGTGCCGTGAGATGTGGTATGTTAAAAAAAGTTAGTAGTGTATGTGCGTTGCGTTGTGCTGTGCTGGTCCTGCCGTTAGTTGCTTTCACCTCTATCCAAAGACAGGTGCTGGCTTTTATTGCCAGCAGGTCGGGCATTCCTGTTGTTATCGCCTTTGGGTAAACTATGTAACTCGTCAGGCGCCCCGCCCGTAGCGAGTTCAGGCGTAGCACTAGCCAGCCTTGTGTCAGTAGGTAGTTCGTTATCTCTCGTTGAATCTTCGCTTCGTTCATCTGGAATCCAAATTTTTGGCATGAGGGAAGTTACACGTCTAAGGACTGCCACCAGCTGCATCGCGGCTGTATCGGTGACCCAAGGGCCTTTGTCAGGCGATGCGCTGCGACGTCGTATGGCGGCGAGTTCTGCGACAGACAGCGTCGCAGTGTAGAGGCCGCCGCTGGTAGTGCGCACGCATGCATAGACACCTCGCAGCTCGCCCCGGTCTGCAAAGGGGTCGTACTCGTGTGCACACACTGGATTAACGCCCCGCTCGAAACGGAAGCGGTCGGCACTGTATACGTGTGCTGCTTGCACGTCTTTGACCTCGCCTGTGCGGTGAATCAGCTCTAGCATGCCTTTGTAACCCAGCACGAAGGTTGCAACCTGCTTGTACGGGATGATATAGCAGTGTCCCGATACAGGTGACGGGCGAAGCCCCGCCGCCATGCAAGAACGGAAAGCCGTGATAAGTGATTGTGGCGAACAGTCCAGCAGTGCGGGCGTTGTGTGCAGCGCTTCGAGCATGATATCAGCCCACTCTTCGCGCGTGTACATAGCCACTACGCTATTGTGCAGGGCGTCCATCAGCGCCGTCTTCGCAGCGTTGCGTTGCGTATCGCGTTGCTTTTCTATTGCAGACGTTGTTCGGGCTGCCAGTGTGGTTTGTTGTGACATTATTGCCCCCCTTCACTTGGCAAGTCTAGCACCGCCCAGTCTACTTGTGTTTTCAGATACTGCCGTTGCCAGCACGTCGCTACTGAATTTGGTCTTTCCGCTACCCAACAAGCCGTTAGGAATCCCTTTGTAGCGGCCGCCGCGGCGGTGGCGAAAGTGGTCTCCGCGTTGATGTGCGGGTCAGCTGCCCACCGTTCGGCTTCTTCAATGGCTTTGCGGTCCCAATGATTAAGGAGTAAGTCAAAGACTGTTTTGCCGCCCCCCGCGGGCGTCCCACGCACGAGAGCACAGACATGTTTGACCCGCTCCCTTCGTGGGAGCTTAAGCAGCGCATCACGTAGCCAGTCGATGTCATCGCATGCATTCACGGCTTCGACCATAGTAGGGAAACCATTGGCAAAGGTTATAAATTTCTGTTCAGCGGGTGGCACTGCCGAAAGGCGCGCCATGTGGTTTTTGGCGTATGTTGTTTCTGTCATGATTTTTATCTTTTTGTTGTGGTTTATGGTGTAGGTGGTTTCTCGAGCCCGTCCACGTCAGTGCCGTGTTGGCAATCAGAACAGTTCTTGCAATTTTTGCAGTGAGTACACTTCTTGCAGTTGCGGCATCCGTAGCACCCGCTGCAAGCAACGGAATTCACGCTGTAATCACAAGCAAAACAAACACGGCAATCAACGCAAGCATTGCAATTATCGCACGAAATGCAGTTGTTACAGTTGGTGCAGCCAAAACAGTTCCAGCACCCAACGTTCGTTGCGTTGTCGGCTTCGTAATCGGGGTGCGCCGTGGCAAACTCAGGGCTTACGCCGTTTACGGTTTTGTCGGGGCGGGCTATGAACGCCGCGAGGTTTTCAAAGATTTTGGTCATCGGCTGGCTCCTCTAGTGGGTGGTTGTGGAATAGTCCGTTGCTGCCTTCGCAATCCTTGCATCGCGTACAACCCTTGCAGTTCACGCAGTCCATGCAGTGAATGCATAGATCGCACGATCTACAGCTGGTACAATACAGTGCTTCCCCGCAAAACGAACAACGCGTGCTATGAACACAGTTTGCACACTCAATACACTTAGTGCATTCTTTGCAGTTCGTGCAGTACGTGCAATCGGTACAGTTCGTTGAAAGCCAGCAGTTCCAACACCCCTTATTCGTCTCGTTATCGGTTACCCAATGAGGATGCGCATAGGCAAACGCTGGTGACACGCCGTTAACAGTTTTATCCTCGCGTTCCTCGAACGCTTCGAAGTTCTCAAAAACGTGTGTCATGAGCGCCCCCAATTCGCTAGTCCAGTTTCTATAAGCAGCACCAACATTAACGATAGCGAGCGGCGCTCTTTTACCGCCAGTTTTCGCACCTGTTCAAGCAGAGCGCCAGGCATTCGCAGCGATCTCATTACGGTTTTAGATTTCAATTTTTTGCCCTTTCGGTTTTACCAGTCGCAACGTGTGCGTAGGTGTGGTTATGGTGTATTGTTTTTTTATGTCTTCAGGCAGCGCTTTAACGTCAACACGGCTTGTCTTAGACGTGCGCAGCGTAGCACTCAGCACGCCGTTAATATACAGCTCTTCGGCATCTTGCATAGCCTCTTTGATTAGGTTGCGCAGCTCTTCGATGCGTGGCTCTGCATTTTTTACTACGCTATCCAAACCACGTAGCTCATCGTAGATTTCTATTAGCTGTGCATCGGCGTGGTGTTGCTTGCCAGATACGGACTGAATCGGCAAGTCTGTCCGTTCGGGCACCTCGGCGCCAAGAATGAACCGTTCGTGCCACGCCTTTGCGCGCAACAAGCCGTCAGCGACAAGCTCGGGCTCTGGTTCTATTGGATACTCGTTGTACTCGTCAGTATCTCTTTCGTATACGCATAGCTTAGCCCAGTCGGTTTTAAGCAGGTGCATGTAGGTTTGCACTTGCCACCAATAATGTAATGGCACGGGGTCCCACGTGCGGTGAGCCCATGAGGTGGTAGTTTTAATTTCTAGCAGCCCACGCGTGCCGCCGGTAACGACCACCGCATCGGCGGCGCCTTTAAGCCAGTCCGAAACGGAAGTGGCAACATTCACGTGGGCTGTTTCGATGTTGTTGGTGCGCACGTATTCATTTACCAGCTCAGCTTCCATGACCCTTCCCATGCGTTTCGCCAGGGTCGTTGGTGGTGCTGTGTATTCTGGTTGGTGCCGTAGCCATACGTCATAAGCTGTATCGTAGGTGCTCAGCCCAAGTATGGCGGCAACGTCTGTCACGTAGATCATTGTTTAACCTTTCGTAAAAAAATGGGGGGGGCTTTCGCCCCCTTGTTAGTGTTTGCGGGAAAGCGATAGTGATGCCAGGGGCTCTGATTCTATCGTTCCGTCTGCGTTGCGGAGCCACAGCCTTAGGTGGCCTTCGAATCCCTCTACTTGCATGTTGTTTTCGTTGCACGTAGGGCAATTGTTAACCATTTGGCAAATCTCTGCGAAGGTCATGAGTTCTTTGCTGTTGTTTTGGCAGTCGCGGCACTCGGTGGTTGGGTAATACATGTTTTCCATTTCGGTGTCCTTTCGGGTTGTTGTTTGTAAACGCATTGTCGATGGTCGTCGAAGACCATACTACCGGCATCGTAATCGTTATAGGTGCTCATTTGGTTGCTCTCCTTTCGTAGCCCAGCTGGCGTAGTGGTTCATCCAGCACGGCGCGGAGCTTTTCGATTTCGGTCGTGCTCAAATCGTGGTAGAGTAAGCCCTCGTTGTGCCGCCATATGCGCACGGCTAGAGTCCGCTTGTCCAGCCCTGCTGCGTCAATGACGCGGCGTAGGGCAAGGACGGTTCGCGCCATGTAGAGATGTGTGAGTTTCATAATGTATTCTCCTATGTTATCGTGTCGTCGCCAGAGCCCTCGACCAGTTGCAAAATCTCGTCAGCCGTGAACCGCGCTCGG